TATCTCAGGGTTGCTACCATCCTCGTTACGTTCAATGCGGTAGACGCAGAGGCGGTTTTCTGTAGCCCCACGGTTCACTTTATTTGAAGCCCCGACCCAACCCTCGTAGACGTTGTGCCACGTTGTGATGCGCTTTTGGATGTCGTGAAGGTCATATTTACCCCCATCATCAGGCCAATAAGCCCCGTTTTCTGCGTAATTACAGGCGCAGCCCTCGTCATCAAAACCTACCAGAGGTCTCTCTTTGTTGTAATAAGAACGCCCCAAGATAGTGACCTTACCCCCAAACCCATCGACATACTCAGCGGGAAACTCTGTTGGCGGTGTAAATTTACGATTAGTCATTGCTTTCTCCTTTCATAAGCGCTGCCCAACTCACAGGGTACAGCTCGCTCATCATTTCACTGATCTGATCGGCTACCACACGGCTCTCATACTGTGTGTCTTCCTTACACCGAAGTTGACACATAGAAGCAAAGGCGTCAAGTGACCCACTCCAGTAAAATTCGGCCATTGTGCTTTGTGGTAGGACCATGCGGGCCATTTCAGGGGCGCACCCATCGTAAATCATCTGGTCATACAGGTCTTTAACCCTGCCCATAGCATCGTCTAACATACTGTAGTCTGGTGTCCATGTCCCATCAGACCCCTGCTTCTTGTCAGCACTACGCCCACGCCATACGTCAGGCACATAGAACTCAGGCTCATCATCAACGTATCGACGACTGATCTCATTCCAACGCAGGAACTTATGCTTCACCAACTGTCGTGCTACAAAGATAGGAGCCTTAACGTGAAAGGATGCGAAGGCATGACCGAAGGGACTGATGTGCTTATGCTTGGCAAGGTAGTTGATTAGCTTGGTGTCACGAGCAGACAACACCATGCTCTGGCTGTCATGGTATTCCCACTCACTCTTCTTACCGAAGCTAACCCGTGCTGCGTTGACGACTGAAAGGTCTGAACCCATGTGGTCGATGTAAGTAGCTTCAATCATGTTATTCTCCTTTGTGTGGGAAGGGCTACTTGATGCCCCTCCCTTTGTTAGCAGTTACCAGCCCATCTCGTTGCTGTCTACCTTCTCTTCCACTGGCTTATGTTCAATGATCTTAACGGCAGTCATAGAGGTTCGGCTGTACATCTTACCGTCTTGACCCTTGAAGGTAGTGATAAGATTAGTGACCTCAGCCGTAGAGCCGTTACCGATAAGACCCATGTCCTCAGTCCAAGGGGAACCATCAGCATCGGTAACCTTTGGAGCACCACCAGCCTGAGGTAGCTCAGTACCATCCTTGCGTGTGACCTTGTGCTTACGTTCAAACTTAACCATCAACTCACCATCCATCAGGCGTTTCTGGTTAGGCTTCTTCTGTGTACCTGCCGCCTGTAGCTTTGCGTACTCATCCTTAGACAGGATTTGTTGCAGTGTGTAAGCACCTTCGAATGGTACGTAAGCACCCTCGTAACCTGTCATGTCACGATTGTTCTCAAAGATTTTAGCCCACTCGACTGGACCTGTTGTTGTAACTTCTGTATATTTAGTAGCCATTGTGTATCTCCTTATGGCAGGGTTGGTTTAATCTATGTAGTGTCTCAGTTAGTGCGTGTCAAGCCATGACTTACCAATATCTGTAGAACCTGCAAGGGGACACATCAGTCCTAGCTCTACACCTACGGTCTCAATAGCCTTACGTTGTATCTCACCTAGTCTCTCGGCCTGATCCTTTGAACCTATGCACTCAGTCTGCCACTCATCGTGGGGCCAGGTGACTAGCTTGAAGTTAATACCCTCAGCCCTAGCATCGTTAATCCACTGACGGGTAGCCCACTTCATGATGGTACTCTCACCATTCTGTAGCATACCAGCCAGTGTCTTGTGTTCGTTAGGAACCTTTACCTTACGTCCATCATAGCCACGGAAGTAACCTCTTGCTGCGATGTCAGGGACTACAGACTTCTTCAGCTTACGTAGGCCAGTGATACTATCCATGAAGTTATTGACAGCAAAGGTTGCCTGTCTCATGTCTGTCTTGAGTATCTGTCCGATCTTGTTAGTGCCTGCCCCTAGTAGGAAGGCATAGATAAAAGTCTTAGCCATGTCTCTGGTGATGTGTGGTAGACCTAGTGCCTTGCGGTTAAGGTTGTGGATGTCAGTCTCGTCCTCCTTCTTGCCTGTGATGATAGCATCTACGTACTCTTGGCTCTCCATTAGATCAGCAAGGATGCGTAGCTGGATGCCCTCAGCATCTGTGCCTACAAGGTAGCTACCTTTCTCTACCATCCATAGCCCACGGAAGGGGCCATCATACTTAGCCTTCACCTCTTCGACTGCTGTCTTAGGTGTGCCATGAAACTGTGCTGGAATGTTAGCTTGGTTAGGTGCAGCATGTGATAGACGACCTGTCCATGCCCCAATGTGGTTGAACCTTCCGTGAATACGTCCATCCTCTTTGACACAACCAAGCCACTCAGCAAGGCTAGACCTACGGCCCTCCAAGGTGAGCCACTCAGCCAAGGCTCTGCCACCTGACGGTGCATCCTCAGGAAGGGTGTTGAGGTTAGTCTCGTTGCACATCCATCCGTAGAAGGCGAACTGCTTACCCTTCTCAGGGTCATCCCCGTCACGCAGGAAGGCTAGGTGTCCCTTAGTCTTGTCCACTGGTTGCCACCCAGCTTCCCACAGTCTCTCAATGCGGTGCTTAGTGGAGGATGGTTTGAAGTCTACAAAGTCATAGCACAGTAGCTCATCGTCTACCTTACGTGTACGTTGGTACTTTTGCATTGCGTCAGTCACATTCTTATACAGTGTACCGTCAGCCTTGAGGCGATACTTGATACGGTTCACCTCGGTCAGGACAGGAGGGAAGTCACGTTGGAACTGATGCTCTAACTCCTCCATGCGACACAGTATCTCACCAAGATATTCTTCTGCCTGATCCTCATCAAACTTGAACCCGTTGTCTGACATCTCTTCACAGATGATCTGGATGTCATGCTCAAGGCGTAGAGACTTAGCCCACTCCTTGTTGAAGATGGTAGCCTTGAACTTGTTGAACAGTTTAACAGTTACCTCAACATCAAGGATGCAGTAGTCGATCATCTCCTGTGTCAGGCCACCCTCGAAGTCCTTGAACACACCCTTGAATAGGTTGAGACGTTTACCCCAAGCATCCAGTGAGTGACCACCTTGGATGTTGTAGTCCAACATACGGGAAACCACGAGGGTATCGACTACATCCTGCAACTTGATGGTGTGTCCCAAGATACGATTGAGGACAGGCACATCAAAGCCAATGCCGTTATGGAATACGAACTTATCGTATGTCTTGCAGTATGCCTTGAACCTTGTAGCCTCAGCCTCGTCAGTGTCGAGGTGCTTGAACACATCTACTACACCAGTGTTTATGTCCTTGGCTACCACAACCCAGATGCGTGTAGCATCCAGGCTGTCAGTCTCTATGTCCATTGCTGTGATCTTCATATCTTACCTATCCTATCCGTCCAGTCATCACATGGATCATCACTATCACTAAGCAAACCTATCAAACTTTTCTTTGAGGGTGAAGCTGTCTCCATCAAAGGTGAGTGATCCTGCGTGTCCTGTTGTTCCTGCTGGTCGGTTCTTTGTGACCAATAGTCTGGTGGTGTTACGGTCATCGTCATCCTCCGACATCTTATCTCGTTCAAGTTTGACTACAACACTAGCCCTCTTACCAATGGTCCGACAGTCCCTGATCTGACCGTCATCATTCTCGTGTGCAATAGTCACGATACCTACGTTCAACTCAGCAGACATACGGGATAGCTGTACTGACAAGGCAGACAGCCACTTCTCAATGCTCTCATCACCCTGCCGTGAGTATGCTAAGTCTTGGATAGGCTCGAAGAATACATACTTAACACCACATGCCTGACTAAAGTAACGGATACGGTTGAGTATCTCCATTGGATCTTCGTCTACACCAATAGTAAACTGAAATAGGTTCTCCTTCTCAGTCAATTCAATCAGGGCCTGATCTACCTCATCAGCCATGTTAGCCTCGTCGATCAAGTCCTTACGTGTCAGGTTCTTGCCTAGCTTGTAGGATACCAGACCTAACAGACCACGTTTCTTTGTCTCCTCAAGGTGACAGATAGCAATGGGTACATCACGGTGATTAGATAGGAAGTGATACTCCAGATACCGCATGAACTCAGTCTTACCGATACCCTCAGGTGCTTGGAACACAGTCAGGTGTCCCTGCATCAGGCCCAGTGCTACCTCATCGAAGGCAGCAATACCAGTAGGCAGATACATGGCATCATCTTCTTCATGCAGGATACCAAGGAATTGTTCGGGTGTGTTCCATACGTTCTGTGGTGTATACTTCTTGGCATTGTAGAAGGCAGACCGATAGGACTGACCAGCACCAGCCTCAAGGAAGTCGTTGGCATCCTTGTACTTGTCATGTGGGATACGATACGTCTTGTTAGGGAATAACCCAGCAATCTTGTCAGCTATTCCATTACCTGCATCATCATTGTCCACAGACAGGACGATCTTCTCGAAGCTATCAAGCCACTCCTTTGCCTCACCCTGCCACAGCTTCTTGTTAGGTGATGCTGATGGTAGTGATACTACAGGATACTTCTGGCCTAGCATCTGGTAAGATGACAGTGCATCTACCTCACCCTCGGTGATGACTACAATCCTAGCTGACCCAGCATTGAACTTGTCCATACCGAATAGCTCATCTCCTCGGAACCCTGCCTCAGTATGGAATGCCTTAGGCATTGACCTGATCTTACGTCCACCTGATGGGTAGATGTAGGCTTGCTTCTTAGCCTCACCATCCTGGCCCACCAGTGTTTGCACACCGTAGAACTCCATCGTCTTTACGTTGACACCTCGGAACTCTCTTGTCTCTGCTGTCATTAACTCGGTTGGTGCTACAGCCATAGTGTTATCCCTCTCTGGTAGTGGGTACTCATCCTTGGCCCACTCGGTTAACTTCATCCCACGATGTGGGTATCCTCTGTCACAGGCAAAGCAATTACCTGTCATCTTCTCAGTGTTGTATGCGAAGGCATCACTGCTACCACAATCCTCAAAGGGACATGGCTGGTGTTTCTTCTCATAGTCATCTTGGTACATCTAGTCTTTCTCCCATTTGTAGAACACATGTGTTCCATACTTACCGACAGGCGTCAAGTGGTCTGCCCAATACGGGTCTACATATGTAGCATGGTAGTGATCTGCACCATGTCCGAATAGAAACTCATCAGGTGCAGCCAACACATCCATAGATAAATCTTTAATCTCATACCAGACTTCACGGTTCTTTGGTGTGTCTGATAGACCATCATGTGTCCATGAGAATTGTTTAGGTTGCCATACTACACCACACACATCATCAGGGAACCTACTGTCTTCTACTCTGTTTAGTATCACCTCGGCTACTGCAATCTGAGCATCTACGGGTTCACTTCTAGCTTCAAAGTATAAGGCTAGAGCTAGGCATGTTAGTGGTGTCATCTTAGTATCTCCTCATATGTGTATACTTAAAGGGGTATGCAGCTTGGGGCGGACAAGCCCAGCATACAGCCATTTTCTAATCCGTCAACCCTAATCTTTTAAGAATGTAATAAAAACCTACAAAGATTAGATCGAACCTAGTTAAGATAGCAATGATAATCAATGCTGCTACCACATCACCCATGATAGACCTCGTCAGGGTAGGTCTCACACACCCATGCCACCACAGAGGCTCTGTCCTCGTCACACAGAGGCACGATGCACCCGTCCCAGTCCATCCCTGCCTCGACCTCAAACTTGGGCTGTGTGCCCTTGCTTTTTGATCCTTTGGCAATCAGACTTACGATCACCTCAAGGCCACCAATCTCTACAACATACATCTCACCACTTCCCTTCTCTTACTTTCCAATAGACCCAGCACTCAGCACAGTGTCCCTTGCCAATGATCTTGTCAATAACCCACACCATATTGAGCTTTCTATCCTTCTTACGTTGCCAATTCCTAGCACTGAATGTCTGGTTGCTTGCCCCTCCCAGCACTACGTTAAGTAGCACTGAGAGAGCAACAGAAACCCTTACTATATAACCCTTCACCCTTGCACCTCGTCCAGTAAGAAGTAACGTGTATACCTTTGACCAGTGACAGGGTGCTGCTTGACTACAGATTCAATGTCATAGCCCAAGCCTCGCAGCTCGTGCACCCGTTTAGTCAGGCTGCTAATGCTGTATTCGATCAAGGCCTCCCTTACTGTCAGCCCCTTGGCTGTCCGCAGGTGCTTGATAATCTTTGTATGTTGTGATGTGTTTGTCATCTGTCTTATCCCTCTCTGTATTCTTGTTGTTGCCAGCAGTGTTCGGCTTGTTCACGTGTCATCTTGCCGTGCTCCATTGCATCCGCAATCCAGTCTCTTTTAAATTTTGTCATAGTCTTACCCTTTCAAGGTTTGGTTTGGTTTATCTAGTGACACCCTAATGAGTGCCACCAATAAAACAATCCTTTCTTAGTGCAGTGGATAGCTAATGTTTTCTACGTCCAAAGTCCAGCAAGCCCGACAATCTCCGCAGTTATTACCTTGTGTAGAGGCAGGGCAAACATGGCCATGCGGTTTCTCGCCCTTGCGATGTACTGTGCTAGTGTTGGCATAACCCTTTACGGGCTTGTCACCGATCATTGTGCTGCTAATTCGGATCACCAAATTACTAGGGACTACACCACCACCTGCAAGGTAGTCCTTCACAATCTTAGCCTCACGTGTTGGTAGCCAATGGCTTATGTCTGGCGTCCGTTCTGCTACACCACAGATAGCCTTGAGCATTGCCACAGATTGTAAATCCCCACTGTCAAACCATCTGTGATATGGCTCTTGTGATTTAGCAAAGTGCCTATTGATTTGAAACACACAAGCATTGATCCACTTTTCTGGAGCCTTATCAATCAAGCCTACAGCCTTTTCATAATTAGCTGTCCAACCTTTATTTACACTAGGTCGCAGCTTTTGCAGCTTGATTGCATAGCACCTATCGCATACCGAACCTTTGACATTGGCCAGCTTGCCACCTACCTTGCAATGCAAAGCACTAATAGCAAAGGTTGAACCTGGCATTTTACTGTTACCCGCCGATATACGGCCAGCATCTGCTACCGATTGTTTAACTGTCATACGTTCCATATCTGTTTACCTTTCCAGATGTGTTGTTTCGATGTGATTAAGCTGGCATTTACCAAAACAGATTTCAACAGTTATTTTAACTTTTATCTCACTTTTCTTTCATCCCATTGAAAACATTAGATTCTTTTATTGTATCGTTCCTGTTCTGTTCTTCTTTGGTGTAGTTGTTCCTGATTCGTTCATAGTTCTATCCGTGAGGGTATAGGAACACACACGCACACGCAGGCGCACGTGAGGAATAAACCCTAGTGTTTCAGTATGTTAATCCGTTTTACATTGGTTCGTTAGGTATTGCCCCTCCGATCGTGACTGGGAAAC